ATCCTCTGCGCCTAGATCACTGGTAAGGTAGTACGAGTCGCCTATCGTCAGCGCACGGCCCGTCTTTTTCTTCCAGCGAAACTTCCAGTTGGTATGCTGCCCTTGAATATACGCATACGCCTCGTCAACAAACCCGACGATTCGTCCGGGCATGCTGAGTTGCGATGTGACGGACGCGGGGCCAGCCCCCGTCAAACCACACTTCAGCCACGTCTTTCTGACAATAGTGAGGTAGTCCATCTAGGTTAGGCCACGACAGAGAACGGATAGGCCAGCATCTCGCGTGGGACCATCTCATTGTCAATCATTCTGTAGCTGGTCGTGCTGGCGTTTCGTAGTGCCTCTACCACAGACTCAGGTACGTCTACGTCCATGTCTCTTTGAATAACATAAGCGTGTCCATTTACTGACACAAACACAGGCTGTTGCCCGTCGGAGTTATCCGTGGTCGGTATGCGTATTTTGGTCTTACTCTGGGATGCCAATTCTTTCGCGGCGACAGTAGCGGGCAGAGGTTTGGCGGGGTTCGTCAACGCCTCATAGTCTACGTCGTCTAATTCGGCTGCTTTTTGCAGGAGGGTATCTTTTGAGGCTTCTGGCATGTCAACGCCGTGCCTTTCTCGAAGGTACTCAACGAGTTCTTTTTTGGTCGAGCTTCCATTGATAGCCATAAAGGGTATGTTCTCTTATAGATGTTATAAAAAAAGGAGGTGGGCAAAACCCACCTCCTCATCGTCGTTACACCGAGTTGCTCTTACAGAGCAGTTACCGCTGACTCGATGCGGTTAAGCCACGCTTGGTTTAGCACAACCGAAGTGTGCCAAGTCTTCCACGCAACCGATCCTCGTTGACCCAGCTCATCCCCGCCACGCGGAGTGTTGGGGTTGAGGATCATAGGAGTGATGGAGTCCTTGCCTTTAAGCGGCACGGTTCCCCACGCTTCTTGACCCATGATGACAGTCTGATAAACATCAGCACTTGTGCCACCTGTAGAGACCATAGCCCCCTTAGCTCCACCGCCGTTTGCTATAGGAGCAAACAGAGGAGACAGGACAAAACGGACGTTCTCGACCGTGCCTGACTCGTAGTCACACAGAGGCTGGCGGCTGCCGTACTCTGCTAAAGGCGTAAAGCCCGCGAGGCCACGAAGGTCTGCTTCGATGTCGGTGTGACCGAAAGCGATGTAGCCTGCTTCAACTGGCTGTGTGCCTATATCAACACTACCGTTTAGTATCTTAGTGATGGGCTTGCACCGCTGGGCGCGCAACGTGCGGACAACAGACCGGATATCTCCAATAGACATTGTGGTGTTGACCGCATTACGAGCCGAGCCGTTTGCGTAAGTCACAGCCGTACCCGCCTTCAGAACGCCCCAGTTCAACAGCTCGCGTGTCTCAGCGGCCTGTTCGCCGCAAAGCATTGCGCTGTCGTTCAACACGGGGTCTTCGTGCGTGTCGGCAATTACGTCAGTCAACTGAACCCAAGCGCCATACTGGGCTAGGGTGGCAGTAACGTCGGTGTATGCCATTTGTTGGCTGCTGGGTGTTACGCCCTCAGACAACGCCACAGTGCTAACTGTGAACGGGGTGGGCCGACGGAACTTGATCTGTTGACCTTTGTTCTGAGGCATGGGCCGTGCTTGGGAAAACTTCTCCAGAATAAGGATAGGTTCAGCGTGTTTTAACATTTTAACGGCGGCGTAAACGCCGATACGGGGTGATACGTCACCATATGCTGTAATAGCCATGAGTAATTACCTCTGAGTTGGCAAAATTAGATATTGTTGTTGTTAGCTTGCTCTGCCCAGTATTCCCACGAGTCTCCGTCAACGGAACTTCCATTCAACCTACCTACGCCAGCACGGGGCAGACCTTCGTCTGCATCGCCGTCGCGGGGTCGAGTGTGCGTTTCGTCATTATTTACGGTTGCTGGTGGGATGCTACGTTTATAAAGGTCCAGTAAGACGATGTTGTCATCTGCTGATCTGGAACTAACGAGCTGTTTCACTCCCTCACTTTGTCCTTCTACCCAGCTCCAAAAATCAGGGCTTTCTTGTATCTGACGATAGTCCGGGTGCTGGCTTTGCAGCGCATTAAACTGCGCCTGCAAGACCTGTTGCTCTCGGTCTTCGTTGATACTGTCGATAGTAGGCGTTACGTCGTTGAGTTGCTGCCGCATCGGGGCAACCTCTTGAGCATTCAACTGCTTCATAGCAGCGAACACTTCAGGGAAGTCTTCCTCGAACTGCACAAGGTCTACGGTTGTCGTAGGCTGCGCATCTTCGCCGCCCTCTGTTGCGGGTGCAGTAGCTTGCACGGCTTGTGCTTGCTTCTGCGATTGCTCAAGAGCGTTCAACTTTTTCGTTAGTGCCGATACTCTATGGCGATTGGAGTTTTCCGAGTGCTGGACCCTCGCATAGTTCGCCTGAAGTTCTGCTACCGCCTGTGCTTGGTCAGGGGGTAGTCCATCAAACACTGTCCGTTCCACTTGTGACCCTGCAAACTCCTCTGGCGTACTGCCGTCCTCGGTTGATTGCAAGGTCGCTGGGTCACTGACTGCGCCTTCTGGTTCTTCGTTATCGGTGGAAGTGGCTTTCAAATTACCGTCTTCATCGAGAAGTTGGGCAAACTCCTTGAATAAGGCGGCATCGGTAGCGTCACTAGATTGCTCGTTATTGTTATCGTCACTCATACTCGACCCTTTTCAGTGCGTCCGTCTTACGGGAGGGGGGTGTCGAAAAAATCAGAAGTCGCGGGGGTTAAATCCGCCGGGGCTTCCGTCTCAAGTCGCAAGACGGCGCTATACGCCTCTATGCGCCCTCGTACCCGCTCGACATTGTCGAGGGGGCAACTGAGGAGTTCTCTGTGGGATGAGTCCAATTTAGATTGGCTCACCCGCTTAATTTCAGGCCACGAAGGTGTTCGCACTATTCCAGTCCGTAGTTCGCGGTGTTGCCGTCTTGCTTTTTAATCTCCATTTCTTTGTTGAACTTGCTGTCGTCTAAGTTCAATTTCCATCGAGACTTTTTCAAGTCGGCTAATATCTTTTGATACCCAATGTCGTTTGTCTGTGACAGCTTGAGAGCTTCCATCTGCAAGATGCGATCCTGCTTCTCCAGCTCTAGCTTCGCCAAGTCTCGGCGTAGCTGTCTGTCCGCCTCGTTGTTCTGGGACTCAAGGCTAAATTTCAACTGCTCAATCTGCTGGGTGTTCTCATGCCGCTGCGCAATCTGCTCAGTGCGCATCTGCTCTAACGTGATCATCGGGTCTTCTTCTGGAGGCTGTTCCTGCATGGCAGCCTGCTCGGCCTCCATCTCGGCGTCAGTCTTGATCAAGTCGTCAGGTGCGATGTGCATCGCCTGTATGACCTTACGCAACGTGGCCTGCGCTTTAAGCGAGTCGGCCAGTGCTGGGTGGGCCGCGTACTTGTCCAGTACCGCCATGAGGTTAATAGCCTGCTGCTCTCTTAACAGTAGTGCGCTAGTACCCCGTGCGTGGACTTCGTAGTCTCCTTTAATGTTTTCGTCTTTGTGGTACTGCATGTTCCAGTAATAGAAACGTGTGATAAGCGGCTTAGTCACGCTATCGTCCCAATCGCGCACTTGTCGGCGGCGGTCGGTGTTGCTGGCGTTCATCATCATTGCCATGCCGCCCAGCGTACTGGGTGCTTGGCCCGCGCCCTGCCCTACCTGTGGCGGCAGCCCTGCCGTCTCGGTGAGGAAGTTTCGCGCCATCGTGAGGATGTTGCCGACTTCCTGCTGGACAGAAGGGAATGACATAACACTGAACGCAGACCGGACGTCGGTAATGCTCTCATCGGCGTACCACAGTTTCCACGGCGAGATTGTCTCAGTGCCGTCGGCGGGTGTAATGGCGTGGCGCTTGGCAACGATCTGTGGGCCTGCGGACTTGCTGCTGTTGTCCAGCATCATTCGCCATGCCGTGTTGACGATGGCCTGCTCGTTGCGACAAAGCCACGGTACGCCAAAACCAAACGGGCAGAAGTCATCGACTGCCCAGTTCCACATTGAGTAGGGCCAGTCTTCGGACTCGAGGGGGTTCAGTACCGCCTTGAGAACAAAGCCGCCGCAAAAAACCACGACGCCGTCAAACTCATCGAGCGGGTCGTCTTTCTTTATCTTCACGCCCGCTTCTCGCAGCGCGTCTTTAGAGATAGGACCGTGGTATGTCCAAACCTCATATCGGTTATCAACCGTTTGATCTGTCCCGCCTGTCAGCCTTCGCAGTGCGTTGACGTGGCCGTTGCTTGCAAACTCAATGGTCTTCGTTTCTTCGAGTAGAACTTTCTTGACGTTGTCTTTTATGTAATTCTTACGCTTCACCAGCCCGCGCATCTGTTTGCGGGTCATGTAGCTGCGCTCAAATATGAACTCGGACTCTTCTATGGTGGAGCCACTGAGGTCAGGGTAAAAATCCCACGGCGCAACGGCGCGTGTTCTTGGTGCGCTAGAGGTTTGAGGCTCATACGTCACGGCGGGCTTCTTGCCCCCTGTGCCGTTGTCTTTCATTATCATCTTGTGTCGGGTGGTGGTGAACTGCTCTGGGCCTGCGATAATCGCAGAGCCGAAGATGCCCGCCCAATGCAATGCTTTGCGGGCAACGCTCGCATGGTCGCACTGCACAAGCTGGTCATCTATCTCACGCTCCATCGCAATCGCCTTGTCTTTGGCGATTGTCTGCGCTCGGGCGGCGACTTCTGCTGTGG